AAATAATTTGTTTGGTGAAGTAATGTGGTTTTATCCTAACTCAGGATCAACTACAGTTAACAGAATGGTTTGTTATAATTATTTAGACTCAACACCAGATAGACCCGTTTGGACCACAGGCACATTAGCAAGAAGTGCTTGGCAAGATTCTGCTGTGTTTGGTAAACCTCATGCAACAGAATATGATACAAGTTCTAATGGTACATCTGGAAGTGCTACTTTTGTTCAAGGAAATACTGATGGAGTTAGTTATTACTATGAACACGAAACAGGTTTAGATCAAATAAGAGAAGGTGCAACTACATCTATTACTGCAAGTATAGAATCTGGTGACTTTGATATTGGTCAACAAGGATTACAAGGTGATGGTGAGTTTATGATGAAAATAAGAAGAGTGCTACCAGATTTTTTATCACAAACAGGAGACACTAGGATTACATTAAATTTAAGAGACTTTCCTAATCAAACACAAGCTAGTTCTACACTAGGTCCTTTTAGTATATCAAGTTCTACAAATAAAATAGACACACGAGCTAGAGCTAGATCAATATCTTTAAAAGTAGATAACACAAGCACAAGTCAGTTTTGGAAACTAGGTACATTTAGATTAGATATACAACCGGATGGTAGAAGATAATGGCAAGAATAGTACAAGCATTAACACAACCCAATAAAGAATATGATCAACAAATACAGCAATCGTTTGTAAGAGATGTAGATAGTATTGTGCAAAAATTAAACACAACTTATCAACAAGATTTAAAAGACGAAGCGGAAGCGGAGGTTTTTTTCCTTGGCTAATACATTTAAAAATAAAAAAGTAGATTTAACTACAACTAGCGCTACAACATTATATACAGTGCCAACGGCCACTACCGCTATAGTTAAATCTATATTAGTGTCTGATGATTCTGGTAGTGGTGATACTATAACAGTAACTATTACAGATACATCAGACGCTGTTTTTAGTTTATTTAAGACAAAATCTATTAGTGCTAATGGCACTACAGAATTATTAACAAATCCTTTGATATTAGAGGAGAGTGAAATATTAAAAGTAACTGCTGCTACGGCAAACAGACTACATGTGGTCCTATCTACATTAGAAGTTCAGAAAAGAACTGTTACAACATAGGCTTGATTTACTTGACAAAAACAAGTAATATAGGAAACCCACAGGTTAAAATCCTGCTTTTAAACTAACTTAAAAAATTATATGAAAACAGGATTAGAATCACTAGATACAGGCGCACCAGAAATTACCTACTCAGGTAATGAAGGACCTAAATCACCACAGCAAATACAAATGATGCAGATGGCTCAACTAGAAGAAGAGTATGATGCATATGTTGATGACATGCTTGAACAAGGATTAGAGCCAATGTCCATGCAACAATTTTTAGAACAGATTGCAGCGGAAGCACAAATGAGTTCTAACGAAGAAGGTATTGGTAGCATGATGGAAGACCCACGAACCATGGCTGCTGATGGTGGGGTTATGAGAACTGGTGTTAAACATCCTGATGGAAGAACAGGTTTTTTTAGTGCAGGTTTAGCTCAAGGAGATAGCATATCACCTGGCACATCTTCACAAGGGGGAACTAGAGAGGGAGGATATGGAAGAAAAGAAGGTGAGACTGCAGCTCAAGATATGAATACTTATGATTATAATCCTAATATACCAAATCCAGGTGGCACTCCAAGTAGATTTGATTTAGCAGCAGCAAATGCAAAAGAAAAAGCAAGATTAGCTGACATTGAAGAAAAAAAAAAATTAGCAGAAATTAAAAAAGCAAAAGAAGAAAAAGAAAAGAAAGAAAAAGACGCTAAAGAATTTTTTAAAAAACAAGATAAAAAAAAGAAAAAAGGTTTTTTTTCTAAATTTTTTAACAAGAATATAACTTCTACTAGAAAAGCTTATTTAGATAATTTAAAAGTAACAGATCCTGAAGCTTACGCTGAAATGATAAACGAACTTGAAAATTTGTCTGGTCAAACAGTTCCACCTAGTATGGGTTTTAAAACACCTGACCTTGTTAGTATTAAATCAGTTCCACCTAGTATGGGTTTTAAAGAAACTACATTTGGAGATTTATCAACAGTAAATACACTTGGTGGTCAATATGGTTTTGGTGAAGGGTATGATAATTATTTAAAAAATAGATTAAATACTGGTGGAGGTGGAGGCGGCGGAGGTGTCCAACAAACACAACAACCTACAACACCACCAGCAACACCACCACCTGGTGGCGGACTTCCAGATATTCCAACAGACTTTGTTGATCTAAGTGGTACTTCAAGTTACACTAACCCAGCTTTTGCTGGTCAATATTTTTACGGCACACCAACAATTACATTAGCAAATGGTGGTAGAGCTAATTACGCTGGTGGAGGGATCGCGGATCTTAGACAAGGATACTTCTTAGGTAAACTTGTTAAGTCAATTACAAAACCATTTAAAAAAGCATTTAAAGGATTTAAAAAAATAGCTAAGAGTCCATTAGGTAAGATGGCACTATTAGCATTAGGTGGTTATTATCTTGGTGGTGGTAGTATGCTAGGTGGTCAATCAATGTTTGGTGGCCAAGGTTTTGGTACATCTAAACTAGCTAATATGTTTACTAGTAAAGGAACTGCATTAAAAAATTTTTTATCACCTAATGCAATTAGTCCTAAAAATATAGTTGGTGGCAAAGTTCCTCTTCCAATGAATCCAGGAAATTTAAAACCTGCATTAGACAGCGGTAACTTTCTTACAAAGTTTGCAAAAACAGCATTTAAACCTGAAAATGCTTTTGCAACAATTTCAGGTATATCAGGATTGTCTGGTTTATATACAAACTATATAAATAATAAAAGAGAAGATGAATCAATGGCTGAGTATCAAAGAAGATTAGAAGAAGAACGTGGAAACTTTGCACCTATTCCAACAGACTTTGTTCAATTTGCAGCTAACGGTGGACGTATGGGTTTTGCAGATGGTGGTGATGACGATGACGATGAAAATTTTAGACAAAAAGCATTAGGTGCTTTGTATCAAAAGTTATCACAAGGCGGTAGCGCAGGTATGCCTCCAGTAACATTACAATTAGAAGGTCAAGACGTACAATCATTTGGTGATGATGAGTCTACAGGTATGCCTCAAGCAACACCAACAATGCCAAATCAAATGCCAATGAGACCACCAATGATGGATCCTAGAATGCAACAAATGATGATGGCACAAAGAGGAAACCCTATGATGAATAGAGGAATGATGGGTATGCAACAACCACGGATCATGGCCCAAGAAGGTGGAATGATGGACATGGGTGGTATGGAAAAAGATTATAGAAACGAGGGCGGTTTTGTGCCTATTGGAGAGTATGAGAGAAAAGATGACGTACCGGCAAGATTATCAAAGAATGAGTTTGTATTTACAGCAGATGCTGTTAGAAATGCAGGAGGCGGAGATATAGATAGAGGAGCAGAGATCATGGAGAACATGATGGAAAATTTAGAACAAGGTGGTAAAGTATCTGAAGCATCACAAGGATTATCTGGCGCTAGAGAAATGTTTGCTACACAACAAAGACTTGGAGAAGTATTATAATGCCAACAGAACAACGAAATTTATTTAACCCAAAGATAGAGGCATTATCAGAAAAATATACTGATGCCATGGGTCAACTGGCGGCAACGCCATTTACAGGTGCACAAATATCAGCAATGGCACCAAAGGTTGCCCCTCAAACAGCATTACAACAACAAGCAACACAATTAACAGGTTCAGGTATTGGAGCTTATCAACCATTTGTAACAGCAGCACAACAAGCTGCAGGTACAGCAGGAACTGGTTTAGGTTTAGCACAAACTGGATTAGGTATTGCAGGTCAAGAATTAACAGGAGCAGGGACAACATTAGGAACGGCTGGCACACAGTTAACCGGAGCACAACAAGCTCTAGGTACAGCGGGAGCAACTACTGCAGGAGCAGGACAATTTATAGGTGCAGCAGGAACAGGATTAGGTCAAGCGGGGACTACACTTGGTGGAGTATCTCCATTTATTGGTGCAGCAGGAACAGGATTAGGTGCAGCTTCAGCTTTAACTGGTACGGGTGCAGGAACAGGAACAGGATCATTGTCTTCTTACATGTCACCTTACCAACAACAAGTTATTGATACGACATTAGCAGAGTTTGATAAACAAGCAAAAGCAAGACAACAATCTATATCAGATCAAGCTGTAGCTCTTGGTGGTTTTGGTGGAGGTCGTGAAGGTGTTATGCAATCAGAGTATCAATCAGGATCAGATAGAAACAGAGCATTACTACAAGCACAGTTACAAGCTCAAGGATTTAGTCAAGCACAAGCTGCAAGACAAGCAGATTTACAAAACCAAATGGCATTATCACAAGGTCAATTAGGTTTAGGTCAAGCAACAGGATCTTTAGCTGCACAACAAGCAGCACTTGCACAAGGTCAATTAGG